AGCACAGGCGTCAACACTTTTAAGGCCACTACTAAATCCTCACCAATGGCCTTGACAAATGCCTGTACCCCAGGGCTTTCCATCACAGTCACTAATTGCTTGAACAGATCGGCCAGGGCGGGTAGCAATGGCGAGGCAGCAGACTTCAATAAATTTTCAAATTTTTCTTTGGCCTCATTCATAGCCCCTGAAAATGTTTCAGCGTTCTTCGCCAGTCTGGGGCCAAATTTATCGTTCATCCCAGCAACCAGATCATCAACAACCTTACTGGCATCAACGGTATGATGCTTCACCATGTCCATTGCTTGTGGCACGGTTACGCCCAGCTTATTCGCTAAAATGTCCCAGGCTGGAATACCCTGACGCACCAGCATATTCATATTGCCCACTGAAACTTGCCCCGACTCCTTCATACGGTCTAACTGGTTAACGATAGCACCAACATTACTGGACGAGCCACCCAGCGTAAAGACAGCCGCACCTACAGCATCAATCGTCTTGCGAGCCTGTTCTGAGCTATAGCCCATCGCCAACATTTTATCTTCGGTATTTGCCAACCCACCGATATCCCAGCCTGTGGAGCCAAACGTTTCTTTAAGGTTACTAATATTTTCCTGCGTGGTCTGTGCATTGCCTGTAAAGACATCCATATTATCGGTCATCTGCTGCATATTGCTGGCAGCGTCAATAGCGTCTTTACCCAGGTCTAGCAGATGCTCACCAATAGTCAAAATCGTCTCGGCCATGATCGCACCAACCGCCACACTCTCACTCATAGAATTATTGAGTTCGTCATCTCCACCAGCAGCCGTATTCATCGCATCAGCAGAGGTCTGAAGCTGGTTTGTCAGATTATTGACAGCATCAATCGCCTGGCTTATCCCATTCGTTAAGTCAGTGACATCAGCCCCCAGCATCACCATTGCTTCGTATAATGTGTCAGCCAAGATATACCCCTACTATAAACATATAGGAATAAATACCCATTTTATGCACCACTTAGCGATGACCTTCCCTGGCTTTCTGAATAACCTCTTCTTCTTTTTCCGCGCGATATGCTAAAAATGCCATCCATTCCGATAATTCAAAGCTGCTCATCTTGGATAGCATTTCGCGTACCGTCATCTTTAATTCAGAGGCGATTATAAAGTACCAGAGCCGTTCAGATCGCTCATCTGTAAATTTTTTTTAATGTCTGCCTGCGCTTTTTGATCTATACCAGACAGCCTGGCAGCCGTCATTGCAATGCGTTCGATGACCCCGCCTGCTTTTTCATTCAGCATATCCCTATCGGCTGGCTTAAAAATAAGTTTGCGAGTCTTCGGATGATAACAGGACATAATCACAAAATCAGGATAGAGCTTCACCAGGTCAGGAACCCCGCCCTTACCAATAGAATTTTGCAGCACCATACTACGCTGCTTGGCCGTCATGCCACGGACTAAAATACGCATCTTCCATTCAGGTACATCTATAAACTGCTCAGGAATATCCTGTACCGTAAAGATAGCCTGCCGCATGTCCTCAGCTTCAGCGTACTCTTCCCACTGCACAGGCTGGGCATCTTCAACTACTGCCTCTTCGGTGCCTAATTCTTCAAGCACCATATCTTGTTGATTGTCCTGGTCGAACTCAATTTGCGTCATCTTAATGCGATGCCTATTTCGGTGTCCCACCCGCTAGAAACTCGCATAATAATGCACCTCATCTGAGGCTGTGAAATCTATATCCTGCGTCACGACACTGGTAGAACTCGACTTTGGAGCAACCCCAGTGATAACCCCAAAGCATGACCAGCGTCCTTGATTAGCCGTATAGTCAGTGTACAGGTCAAAGGCCATGATACTTGCTAATTGCAACTCAAAAAAATTATCGACCATAAACCCAGTTAATTTTCCTGTCGCTGTCTTATCGACAGGCGTGAATACTTTCCACTGGTTCTGAAAGCTGGTCGTATCCACCGTGCCGCTTGAGATCGTCAGTTCCCAGGTATTACAATCACCCAGGCGTGAGGTATTAAAATAATTTCCGCTATTAATCCTCACCTGATCGTTCAGCCCAACAACTCTCGCGGTATTGAACTGGATAATGCCACTTGACCAAAACATCTGGTAGTCAGTCACCACATTCCACGTGACACCATCGCCGCTACATTGCACGACAAACGCGGTCATCTTATCAAAGAACCGATGTATGGATGCCTGATAACTGGTCAGCGTCGGCGGGCCAGGCAAAGCCGTACACGGTTCAGGCACAGACAACGCGAGAGACGGTGCTGCTGCCACCCATACATCTGCTTTCCAGCCGCTTATTGTAGCCAAAAATTTTCTTCACAGACGCCCCACCTGAAAAAAATTTACGAATACGTGAGTGCTGCCGCGCCCTGAAAGTCAAATTCGTTTGTTACGACATTATTGGCATCGGCTTTCGGATGCAGGCCATTCAGGATAGCTGTACCCGTCCATTGATGCGTCCCATCCACCATAAACGTCATCGTCACGACTGTACCCAGGGCGTTGATTAAAGCCACCTGCCCCAGCGTATCCGTGCTATCATGCCGACCCGTCGCTTTGCCCGTCCACGTCTTGACCGTAGGCGTAAATTGCTTCCACGCGCCAGCCGACTGAAACGGTGTCGTGTCCACATGGTCGCCAGTGATCGTGAGTTCCCACGTGCCTAAATTAGCAACCACCTGCGTCCCCATCTTGACCGAACCGCCCTGGCCTGATATGGCCGCCATAGCTTACTCGCAAGTTCTATCCCACCTGCAAGACAAACGGTTCAAACAATCCACGCAACCTAGCTATCACGTGCCTGATCTGCGCAGCATCATCTATCATGGTCGTTGCCCACTCTACGTCCATATCGACATTCGTAAAGCTGGGCATATTTTTTAATTCGACATTGTTAAACAGGCGATAAATACAATCCAGCACATTGAACTGCACATCACCACTATTGACCGCCGACCAGATATCCAACGACAGCGTACAGCTAAAGGCGTTCATATGAAACTGGTTCCACTGGGTCTGTATCTTCGTGCCATACGTGAGATAAGGCAGACAGGCGTCAGACGGCGCATAATCGTACGTGCCAGTTAGATAGGTCATGATCTCTTCATCTGACTCTATCCTGGCCTTGACCCCCACCTGCATTTCTTCCATTGCGTTGTACGACACACCATAGCCCTTGTCCCACCTATGCTGCTGACCCTGAACCAATGAATGATAAAAGATCGACCAAGCGTACTGCTCCATACTTGATACCTGGCGTCATGAACGGCTGCGCCGACATCTTATAGGTACCTAACTCAACGTAGATAGCGTAGGTTGCATCGTTATACAATGCCACACGTTGCACATTGCCACCTTGCTCCACCCACTGTATCTGAATACGCGACTGAAGATACCCCGTATCAACTGGACACAGTTCTTGCGCCACCTCCTGGCTATCTAGGATAGCTGCAAAGAGTGCGTTCGTCACGTCATCTTTAAGTTCGTCACCCTTGCTTTGGATAATCCCTGGCAATTGCTGAAAGCCCACAAGCTGCATCGTGATACGCATTACTGGCACTCATCCATAAAGGCTCCGAGTGACTTATCCCACTGCGCATAGATCAATAGGATTGTCCCGCGATAGTTAATATCTATGGGTTGAATAATCACCCGATAGGCTTCACCCGTATCAACCTGTTGCAGCACCCAGTTCGGCCCGATATCATCACGATAACGAATTTTTATTTGCATATTCGCGTTCGGTGCAAAGCTCTGTGCGTAGTAGACCGATGCCCCGCGAAGCGGGATAATCTCAGCCCACACATCATCAGCCACAAACACATAATTTTCTTGCATCCCACCTGATGGCGTGCGCGACTGTTCCTGCTTGTACAGTTTGCAACGATAGCGCAGGCTGGCAACTGGTATACGCGATACTAAGTCCTGTGGCATCTACAGGTCAAACACCCTCTCTGCAAGTATGGACAGCTTTAATTCGGGTGGCAATCCACCCGTTTCCGACTGAAGATAATTCCAGGCAATGGTTTGCTGCAAGAGCAGTAAATATTTTTCTGGAATATCGTCTACATCGTCCCACCCGCAATAAAATGTTGCCCGTATTCTTGGTAACGCTGACATGTACCGTTGCGTGATACCAGGCTGCCAGATATTAAAGGCCGTATAATTGACCCCCACAATGGCAGGAAACTGATCCCACACCCAATACATCGGCACATTCGGGTCAGCATTGACCAATGGTTCCCAGCTACCAGGCTGGTTTTCTATCTCCATTAACTCGATACTGGACAAAGGCGGCCTCGGTAGCTGACACAGAAGCGGTCTCCACGTCCAATTCGCAGGTAGCGTTACTGCGAGATCGGTTGGCAGATGGCGAAATTCAAACGTGGCCTGTAGCTTTTGTCTAAAAAACGCTACTCCCAACCGACTCTCAAGCAACTGGCGCGATGTTAGCATGACGAAACGTACAAAATTTTCCTGACCAGACGTACTGTGCAGGTAGTCAGCAACATCTTCAAACGCCAGTGGCTCACGCGCTGGCTTTTCTAAAACTTTTAGATCAGCAAGCATTTATTTCGTCTCTTTTGGCCCAGGCTCTCTCGGCAGACGTGCTTTTGCAACAGAAATTTTTTCGTCATCTTCCTGTTCTTTTTCTTTTGGCTTGCCTACTTCCTCAGCAAAGCCCGCCTCAAGTAAGCGTTCTGCCAACCAGTCTGGCATTTCCTTGCCGCCGACTTCCAAGACCTGACCCGCTTCCAGCACCGTTACATTCGTATGGTCAGGCGACACTGGTTGCCGAGACAGCATTTTAATTTTTTGTTTTTCCAACTAGCCCACCTCCTACGGATAGGTATAGTTCGTGTAGACCTTCCCTGCTGTTTCCCTGACGTTCCCAAGCGCACCAATGATCGCTATAGGGTTCGTCGGGGCTGATAATATCGTTATAACCGCGTTGATATACCTGTGCAGGCCACCAATATAGTCAAACGAATACAC